CGATGATGTAGTTCCCGTCTGTCAGCGTGGTCGGGTGGACCCAGGACTCAATCGCATCCACATCGGTTGGCGAAAGTACGCCATCACCGGGGGCGATTGTAAACCGCACGGGCAGGGTGAGATCAACCGACTTATCGGCCGGATCAAGCAGCACAAGGCTGTCTTGTAGGTATGTCGCCGTGCCGTTCTGAGCCACGTTGACGCCGCCGATCTCGTCAACGAGCGGTGAGGCCGAGTCGTTAAATCGCCACGTCGCCAACGGGCTTAGTGTCGCCCTGTAGTCGGTGTACGCGCTCATGGGTATCTCTCACTGATAAGGGCACCGCAGGCGCGCCTCATATCACCCCGTATTCGACCTCAAGCGGGCAATGGACTTCGTTGGCGAGTCCGTGATCCCACCGATTGGCGCAACGCCGCCGTATCTCTGAACACGCCGCCCGGGTTGAAGCCGAACCCCACATCCGCGTCCGGCCTGATCAGCACGCCGTCGATCTCGATCGGCTCGGGCTCAATGCGTTTAGCCTGCGAGAACAGCTCGACCGCCGCGCATCGGCAGCTATACCCGTTGGGCGGGAAGTTCGTCTGCCAGAACGGATCGTCCTTTGGCAGTGTGATCCCGTGCATCGCCGCGTGATTAGGTCGCACGCTGTCATCACCCACCGTGACGTAACGGAAACCCCACAGGATTTCCTGCACCGCCGGGTCTTGCAGGCTGTTCCACCGACCTGCCGAGTAGGCGAGCTGGGTCTGTGTGCGGAAGGTATTTTCGATAGCGAACGCGCTGGCGGGTGTGATCCCGGCGGCGTCGAACGCCTGCCTTAGGCGCTTGGAGCCCTGCCGGACACCCTCGCCGAGTTTGGCCGACTCGAAGACGGACCGCTCTATTCGCCGCGTGATCAGACGATCCATCCCCTCCAGCACGTCGGCGGCTTCGGTGGTGTACAACTCGCGCAATTCAGACAGGGCCTGCTCATCCAGATGCAGCCGCTGTCGAAGGAAATCGGTCGCGTCGTCGTACACGGTTTTGGCCAGCTTCACCCGGGTCCGCATCTGGGGTGCGGCGGTCGTCAACTGCCGTGTCTTGCCTCGCAGGTGGGCGGCGACCATCGCGTCGATGATGGTGGGTTTGAGGGATTCCAGCGAGGCGCGGACCTCGATGGCCGGGTCTTTACCCAAACGAATGGCGCGAACCGCAGCGACCCGCATCGTGAGTCCGGCCTTGGCCGAGACCCTGACACCCAAACGCTCGATCGACGAGCGGTCGCGGTCCATCAGGTTGGCTGAGGCTTGCTGGGATGGGGTGACGTTTCGGCGCACATCACCCCCCGTTCTGCGTGGCCCGTTCCATCGCATGGCGGGCCTGGTCGGTCAATGGGGTCGGCCCGCCATCGCCGTTGACTGACTTCTCACGCGCCTCGATCTGGCCGACGATTTCTTGGGCCTTGGGGACACCCACCGCATCGATCAGGGCGTCCCAGTCGAACCAGTCCAGTGCCAACTCCAGCCCGGCGGGTTGTGCGATCAGGGCTTTGATCAGATCGATGAACAGTGCCTTGAGTTCGTCTTGGAGCGGTGCCGGCGTGATGAACACCGTCCCACGTGCGTCTTCTCCGAAGTTCGCGGCCAGCAGTTGATCCACGACGTGCCAGTTCAGCGTCCGGGCGATGTCCCGGTCGATCAACTCACCGTCGAGGATGGCGATGCTGGCGTGCACACCCGCATCGGCCTTGGTGCCGAACTGGCCCTCCAGCGCCACGCGCTCGGGGCGCAGTAGCGAACGCATCTTCAGGGAGTCCAGATATTTCAGACGGTCGATGAACCCGGCTTGGCGCGGCCCCTTGTCCTCCAGCAGCGTAACCACCCATGCCTGGGCCTTGGGGTCATTCAGGTCCTCTTCGTCTGCCCACGGCAACGCGAACCGTGGTGTAACAATGGGTTTTCCGGCCTGGATGGCGGCACCGAGCCTCTTGGCAATCTCGAAGTTGTCGATCTCCGAACCACTTGCGTCCCGCCCTTTACTGGGCGGATAGCTGATGTGTGGGAACACACCGGCGACCTTGGTGTCATACCGAGCAGCGCCCTTGTTCGCATCCGCCCACCAGCTCCACGGCCCGCGTGCGTTCTCAAGCCGTGCGCGCCCGTAGTGATTGTCGCCCTCCACGTTGTGGCTGAATAGCAGCGCGTTGGCTACTTCAATGCGGGCGTCCTTCTGCTTGAAACCCATGAACCGCCCGGTCGCCTTGTCGATCTGAATCTGAGTGATGTCCTGAAGCAGCGGCTTGAGTTTATTGAGCCACAGGACGGGTCGTTTGGTTCCGCCCCCAGGCGGGGCCCACTCCCTGACCTCAAAGACCTTCTCAAAGCCCTGCCAGCCGAAGTCAAGCGAGCGCAGCATCTGGCAGACGGTGGTGGGCCGCATCGTTTCAAGCTGCTGCTGGATGAGCTCGACCGCCCCCTTGGGCGCATCGTCCTTGACCTCGAACGACCAAGACCCCGCCTCGATCGGGGATGTGACCACCGAGCGGGCCAGCGCGATGGTGGGATCGGCCAGCATCTTGCGGTACGTGTCGTAGCTGCCCGATGGAACGGGGCTTAGTCCGGCTATCTGGCTAAGCAGCCCAAAGCCCGCCTTGGCCTGCGCGCCGGTCTGCTCGGTGCCGACGCGCGGCTTATCGTTCATGGGGTCGGCGAGTGCAGCGGTCATGGTTGGTTGCTCTATGCCTTGTCTTCAATCGCCTTGAGCTTGGTTTCAAGTGCTGTGATCCGTTCGTGGTCTCTGGCGAGTCGCCCGTAGAAATTAGCAACCGCCCATGTGAATCCGATAGTTGAAATCAGTGCGACGGCGAAGACGCCAAGCGGGATCAGGGTGTCGGGGCCGATCTGCTCAACCCCGGCATGTGTGTCTGGCGGGGTTGCGGCGCTCACGACCGTCACCGCCGCGGTCCACATGATGATGAAACTCGCGATCGCCAGGATGCCCGGTATTTTGATCATCAGACGTTAACCCTCATGTCGCTGGTACTGACCGCCACACGGCGGGTTCTTCGGATGCGCCAGATGCGGTATCGCTCGGCGTCTGAGGCGTGGCTGAGCTTTTTTTCACGCTTATCAATCAGTCCGTCCTCATCGGTCTGTAGCCGCTTGAGGTCCTCGATCAGTCGTTTGCACGTCGGGCTCACCGCGTAGTGACGCACGCCATCCATGTCGCAGAGGGCGTCGTTATAGGCAATCACGCTGTCGGCGGGGTTGGGATTCTGCTTGGGCTTACGGATGCGGTAGGGCCACCCGAGGCGTGCCAGCTTGCGCTTGACCACGTCCCACAGCGACTCGCTGGTCCCCGCCCACTCGGCCCGGCCGGTGGCGTCGCCGAAGACGTGCAGTTCGGGCCACTTGAACCCGCCTTGTGCATCAACCCATTCGGCCAGCTTGTCGATCGCCTGCTCGACGTTCATGCGGGGCCCGTGGATTTCGTGGACCACGGTGATCAGGTCCAGGCCCTCGAAGTGCTGGCCCACCTCCAGGTGCATCCCCGGGTTGATGTTGAAGTCCATCGAGACATCCAGTGGGAGGGTGTGGTCGATGCGTGGCGCGGCCAGCAAATTGCCGGCGGGGTATTCAGTGGGTTCGAAGTGGTGGTAGACGCGACCGCTGGCGGTATCCCGCGGTCGCTGCTGATACGAAGCCAGCCACGGCAGTTCGGTCACACCCGGTCTGATCCGATTCAGCAGGTCATCCTCGGTGAACCGTTCGCGGCACAGCGCCTGGCCAAGCGACCGGCCCATCGGGTCGCCTTCCTCTGCGATGGCGGGGAGTCGGATAACCGTCCAGTTGTCCGAGTGGTCCTCGATCAGACGCCCACAGAGGTCCTCGGGGTGCCATCGTGTCATCAAGACGATGATCGATCCACCCGGTTCTAGGCGTGTGTAGAGCGTGCCCGTGAAAAACTCCCACACTCTGTCTCGACGCGATTTGCTCTGCGCCTCTTCCCAGTTCTTGTGCGGGTCATCGACTAGGAGCAGGTCCCCACCGCGTCCGGTCACATCGCCGCCGATACCGGCTGTAATCATTCCGCCCCCACTTGGGGTGTGCCAGCGGTTGGCGGACTGAGAATCCTCGCGGAGTAGTGTCCGACAGTTCGAGTTGGTCGCCAGTTCATTACGGACCTTACGTCCCCACTCAGAGGCGAAGTGTGAGCCGTAGGCGGTCAACATCACCTTCTTGTGCGGCATGTTGTCCATCAGCCACGTCGGGAGCCAGTGGCTGACAAACTCGCTCTTGCCGTGCCGCGGGGGGGCGTTGACGATGATCCGTGCGTTTCCCAGGATAAGAGCGCGTGACACGATCCGACCGACATAGACCAGCCAGTCGTAGGGAAGCCACTGCCCCTCGCTGGCATAAGCCGCGTAAGTGTGAGGCTCGGCACGCCACGCGATCTCGTAGGCCAGGTCGTCGTTGATCGGTAGGTTAGTTGCGATCGGCATCGTGCCTGCCTGACAGGCTGCCGTTAAGCCGAGCGCCCAGGCGCGATGCAGCCTCGTGAGCTTCGGGGTCGCTGAGCACCTTGGACATCACGTCATGAATGGTCTCGGTTTTAATCGGCCCCCCATCTGCGCCTGTGTGTTCCAGCCTTCGGGGTTCATCGAGGCCCAATAGCTGATCGATCCGCTTCCTTGCAATGATCTTGTCTCGCTGCGTGGCCTTGGTGTTGCTCAGAACCGACTCGTAGAACGCAAGCGATTCGGCCTTGATCTCGCCGCGGCTGCGATCCAGTCGTTTCAGTAATTCCTTACGCGCGCGAGGCAGGTAGGTCTTTTCCGCGGAAGACGCAGAGATACCGAACCGCTTACACATGGCGGATTTAATCTCGCCTTTTCGCAGACCCTTAGACAGCAGGCGCATGCAACATTCGATGCGTTGCTGGATCTGTATCTCGGTTGCCTTCTTAGCCACCTATCCGCTCCGTGTTCATATACGACTGGGCCCGGCCAATCGGGGCCCGAACCCGCTTGGGGTAGACCCAGCTCTTGATGTCGTGTTCCGTATCCAGTTGCCAGACCCAGTAGCCCGACGAGGGGTCCTCTTCGAAGGTCTCGAACAGCAGCACGAGCACGGCCCCGGATTGGTGCCGCCAGGCGTCAAACGCCGCAGGGTGGGCGGTCTGAACGTCATCACCCTCGATCCTTGTCCAGTGGCTCCGATTTGACACCTTCGGGCTCCCACACCTCACGCGGCACATACTGGCTTAGCCATGACTGGGCCTTGGCCCGATCTGACGCCGGCAACTCCACGGCGTGATATCTGGAAGTAGGCATGACCTTGGCGTTAAAGCCGTGTGAGCGCACCTGATGCGCGAGGATGGATGCGGGCTGTGGCCGCAGGCGCGGCGCAGTGAGCTTGACGGGACCGTTGTGTGCGGAAGTCGCCAAGGCGTCGGTTAGCCAGAACGCCAGGGTCCTGTCGCACAGGTCCAGTGTCGGCGGTGTGACACACTGAGGCCGGGAGCCGTGCCCATACCACCGATGGTAGGCGTCCATGTAGGCGCGGTCGCCGGGGCTCTTGTAACAGAGCTTGGAATCCCGCCCGTCCAGGTCGTCTGCGGCACTTACCTGGGCCATGCGGAAGCCGTGGATATCCAGAACCACCACCGACCAGCCCAGAAGGCCCCAGTACCGCTTCATCCGGGACACACTCAGCGCTATCAGGCGGCTGCCGGTGTTACACGGCGAGAGCGACCCACCAAACAGCATGACCGCGTCGATCAGCCGGTCGCCGTTGGCGGTATTAAATTTAAGCGATGGCTCTGCCAAGACGTTTCCTCGGGATGCCCAGTATTCTGGACTGGGTGTCTCTGCTGAACCCGCCCAGCGCACGGAGCAACAGGGCTCGCCGTTTGATCGGCGCGCAGCTATCGACGTGCTTTAGGGCTTCGATCACATTGTCTGCCATCACAGCGCGGTCGCTGGGTGATCCGCACGCGGCCGCATCGTCCCGATCGTTAATCGTGCAGGTGGTGCCCCGGGCCTGGTACTTGCGAGACCCGCGCCGCCCGTGCAGCTTTCGGAACTCGCGGACCGCCACGCGGTAGAGAGTTCGATAGGCCCACGATTTCAAGCTGGACCCCGCATCGGGGTCGTAGCTGTCGATCGCTTCGAGTAGACCGAGGCCTGCGAACTCTACGGCCTCCCCTCCGAGTTCACGGCGCACCACACCCCGGGCCCAAGGCAGTAGTTCCTCGCAGAGTTTGGACCGCTGATCAGAGGTCATCGCGTGGTTTCCTTTCGGTAGGCGTCGTCGATCGTCATCGCGCCCGAGGTCACGCGCTGCACCAAGCCCCCGTCTGATGATTTCTGGAGCCGCTTGATTTTGTGGACCTTTGTGTAATCAGTGGTCACAGCGACACCGCCTGCGCCAGAGATCGGAGACTTCTTTTTGGGTCGCAGGCGGGCGTCGAGCCGATCGCGCTGGAAATGATTGATGTTGCGTCGGCCAAGCTGGTTCTGAATGATCCACCTTCGGGCGGCGGCACGGCTGCGCAGGCGGATCGCGTGCAGCCGGTAGGGGATGCCAAGGCGGGTGCATATCTCGTACCGGGCGTGGCCGTCCAGCAGGGCACCGTTATCTTCCCATACGACCAGCGCATCGCGACAGCCGTGCGCCTTGAGGTCGGCGGTCAGGCGCGTCAGCTCTCTGGGCTGATGCGGGATGATCAGGTCCCGGAGCGCCGGGTCGATGTGGAGGGTTGTGTGAGTCGACTTGTCCACGGTAACGCCCTTGCGCCACCACAACGCACAAGCACTATATGCAGGGTTTCGCCGGGGTGTCAAACCAAGCTGATGGGGTTACTCACCGTTCCGCCGCATCGCCGACCAATGACTTGATCTCCGAGCACACCGCAAAGGCCCCGGGCTCATCGCGCCAGCGGTCGGCCAACTCGTCGAGCCGCTGCATCAGGTCGTGCATAGACACGAAGAGGCTGCACAGTTCCTGGGGGTGTTCGCCGGTGGCGTGGAGCGTGATGTCCTGGATGCGGATACGGTGGATCATCACGTTGGCGCGGTACTTGTCGGGGTCGGTAATCTTGAAGCCCTTGGGCGGGTGTTCTTTCGGCGGCGTGCACACGACCTGGATAGAGGGCATCACGTCGATCGACTCGACACGGTCCGGGTCGTGCGGCTCAGAGAGCACAAGTTCCAGCGCGTCGTCGTCTTGGTGGTAGTGGAGGAGCATGGGGTGTCAGTTCCTGCTGTGATCGGTGATGC